TACAAAGCTAGTTAATAGCTAATTACGGTTTTGGTGGGTTACCTATAACCCACCCTTTTTAACTATGGCAGACTTAATAACAGTAGCAGAATATAAAGACGCAGAAGGCCTTCGTGGGGAGAAGGATGATGATCGTCTTGCCGTTATAGTACCTCAGGTATCTGATTTAGTTAAGAAGTATTGTGGAATATCATTTGTAGATTATTTCAGCACAGATAAAGTGGAAACTTTTAGTGTAAATGATACAAATACTACTACTTTAGTACTTAGTGAAAGTCCTTTAGTAGCAGTAAGCAAAGTTGAAGAAAGAACTACTTACTCAGAATCTTATCAAGAATTAACGACAGGTAAATATGAGTACTATGTAGATTCGGAAAGTGATTCAGTAGTTAGAACAAATATTAATGGATTACACAAAGCATGGGCAAGAGGTGTAGGTGCAGTAAAAATTACATACACCGCTGGATATGCTTCTACTCCCAGAGATTTACAACTAGCACTTTTTGACTTAGTAAATTACTATATGAAAGACGAGCATAAAGAAAGAAGATCTTTAGGAGGCGCTCAAATACAAAATCAAGGAACTTCGGGAATACGAACTTCCTCAGATTTTCCAGACCATATCAAAAGAGTACTGGATTTGTATAGAGTAGTTATTTAATGTCAGTTGCACTTAGGCAGAAACTAGTAGATGAAATTGAGGCAAAAGTAAAAAGTAGAAGTGGCACTTATGCTTTTGGAGACTTATTTAACAAAGGCGAATATAGAATAAATAAAGAACACTTTGATAAAGCGATAATATTAGCAATACAAAATAGCGACAAGAAACTACTAGGGGAAATAGAGATAATAGCAGACCCTAATAATTTAGTATCATGGAGTATGTTTACATCCCACATGAAAAAGTGGATTGATGATAAAAACAATAGCGGAAGAAACAAGTCGTGGAAAAAAGATGGCAAATCTCGCACTACTAAAACAGGAATAACTTGGAAGTATAGAAGAAAAACTCCAAGTGAAGGAGGAGCTCCTCTTAGTAAGCCTACAAATATGGAAGCTTCTTTTGATAGAGCTGTAAAGAGTGGAGTTAGGGATTTTTTCAGAACACTAACTAGAAAGAATTTAATTTACTCTCATGGTAAAAGTTTACCAGCCTCATTCGGAACACAAAAAGGAGAATTAGGTCAAATGGGTACTGCTTCGGGAGGAACAGCAAATCCAGGAGCAAAAGGAACAGTAGCAGAAGGAGCAATTGTTATTTCTACACTAAAAGTTCTAAATGGAGCAGCAGGTAGAATTGCAAAGCAGAAAGGACTCTATGATAGTTTATTAAGAGTTGTAGATGCAAAGATACAAGACTTATTCGGAGCAACTACTAGAGTTAAAAAGAAAAGAAGCAGAAAAGAAATAGCCGATAGTTTAGAGTACAGTGGAGAGTTAATCATTGACCAGCGTTTAAATCCTGGGCAACCTGACAAAGCAATTGTAGACGAAATGAAGAGGTTCCTCGAGCTAAAGAAGAAAGACTTTGTAAAAGAAGTTCAAAAGCTAGTCAAGATGAACGCTCAAAGCATAGGAGATTTATGGTCAGGAAGTACAAATACTATAGATGCTCTAATATTGATTGGTAGAGGAGACTTAGTAACTCGACTCGGAAAAATAAATAAGAAAAAAGCCAGAGTAAGTAAAAGCGGTGGCTTAGATATGAGATTCAAAGAAAATAAGAATCTCGTAGCACAGATGGAAAAAGCTATAAAAGATAAATCATCTGGTACTACAAAACATAAAGCGAAAGGTAGACACAGAGCTAGAAATAATACTCTAGCAAAAGCTGGTATAGCAGGTGGCAGATATAAAAGCAAAAAGAAAAGTAGAGTTGACCAAGCAGTAGGACAAAATCCACTAGCACTAGCAACTCTTATAAATAGAGCATTACCAGAAGTAATTGCAAGTAAAATGTCAAGTCCTGCACTAAATTATAGAACAGGTAGATTTTCAAGAAGTGCTGAAGTAAAGAATATTACAGTAGGCCCAAGAGGAGGTACAGCGGTAGAGTACACATATATGAAAGACCCTTACCAAACCTTTGAACCAGGATTTGCAATGGGAAGTACACAAAGAGACCCAAGAAAGATAATTGGCGAAAGTATCAGAGAAATAGCACAGGGGATAGTAGGAAATAAATTCTTAACAACTAGGAGAGTATAATGGACAGCAGTTTAGCAAGGAAACATACCACGCGTAGACGCGCCATTGTAGAAGCACTAGCATTAGAATTAGAGCAAATTAATGGGCAACCTCCTTTCAGAACATCAGTTAGTGATGTAGAAAGAAGACTAAAATTCTGGGATGAAGTAACAGAATTTCCTACAATACACGTAGGAGCAGGAGCAGAAACTCGCGAATATGATGGTGGTGGGTTTCGATTTAGATTTTTAAGAATAACAGTTCGAGTCTATGTGTCAGATGATAATGATGTCATCGAAGCACTGGAAGAACTGTTAGAAGATGTTGAGACAGTACTAGAGGATAAAGATCCCTTAACGTACTATGATTCAACAGGAACATCTCAATCTACGGTACAGACTAGTATCTTATCCGTAGACACAGATGAAGGAGTACTCGAACCTCTCGGCGTTGGTGAAATAGCGATCGAGATTCGATATTAAATAGGAGAAAAGAATGGCATTTTTCTTTAGTAGAGACACCAAAGTATTCATGTCCTTTAGTTTGGATGGAACAACAGCTAACACAGCTCTTTATGAGATACCTGTATTAGACGGTTTTACATTCAGTCAAGGAACAAATACTTCGGAAATCACATTAAATGAAGCCGCAAACTCGACTGGCTATAGTAAAAGAGGTAGAGCAATGTTTACTGACTCTTTTGCACCAGCTGAATGGAGTTTTTCTACTTACATGAGACCTACCCTGTCTGGTTCTGCTGATGCAGGCGCCAGTAAACAACACGGTGGAAACGGAGACGTATTTGCAGTAGAAGGTCCTTTATGGGCAGCTATGTCAGCAAATACCTACGATAGAGCAATTGGAAGTAGCGGAACAGGAGATTTTGCAAACAATGCAGCGACTTACGAGCCGAAGCATTTTAACTTTGCAAATTCAAACCAAGTAACTTTAGGAACCTTTGATTTATTCTTTGTTCTCGGAGCATCCAACGACAGTTCACCTGCGTTATTTACAACTGGCACTGACGGTGTAACAGTTTACAGAGTAGGCGATTGTTCAATTGGTTCTGCATCCATTGATTTTGATATTGATGGTATAGCACAAATTGCTTGGTCAGGACAAGGTAAAGAAGTCGGCGAGGTAGTATCACTAAGCACTGCATCATCAGGCTCAGTAGATACTTCAGCAGAAACTTACGGTTATGCTTTAGGTGTTATAGATGAAGGAGTAAGTTCTACTTCTAACTTTATAAGACAAAAATTAACAGACTTAGCTATGACTTTTGATATTTCATCTGCTACAGGTTCAGTAGCTGGTAGCGCATTAGATGCTGCTGGAAACGGAACTGCAGACACAACTTATGGTGTGACTTTAACAGGCGGAAACATAACAATTGAAAATAACTTAAGTTACCTAACACCAGAAACTTTAGGAACAGTTAATTTACCATTAGGACATGTAATGGGAACAAGGTCAATATCAGGAAACTTTACTTGTTATCTGAATGACACAGCAAATGGATCGTTAGATTTATTTGAGAGACTACAAGAGTCTAGAGGTGTAATAACAAATACTTTCGACTTGAAATTCAGTATTGGAGGATCTTCATCTTCTAACCACTGTAATGTTCATGTTGCAAAGGCGCATCTCGAGTTGCCAACTCATAGTTTTGAAGACGTAGTATCTTTGGATGTAAACTTCCATGGATTAGCTACTGATATATCTTCAGCAACTGCAAGTAACGCAACAAATGAAGTAGACGTATTATACGCAGCTTCGTAATTTAAATTAATCTGGGAGGGTTTCGACCCTCCCCTTTATAGGAAAAAGAATGACAGAAGAAAAGAAATCACCAGTATCACTCAAGAGTTTATTAACTCCAAGTAAGACTGTTTCTATAGAAATGCCAGGTTTTGATGGCTTTGAAGTAAGATTGACCTATCTCGCTAGAGAAGAGTTACTTAAATTAAGAAACAGAAGTGTAAAGCAAGTTTTGAATAAAAAAACTAGGGCATATGAAGAACAGCTTGATAACGATAAATTCTTAGTAGAATACTGCAAAGCAATTATCAAAGGCTGGGAAGGCTTAAAGTATAAGTACTTAGAAGAGCTTCTATTAGTTGATACGAGCAAATTGAACCTAGAAGATACACTTGAATACACTGAAGAAAACGCAGAACTTCTTATGAAGAACTCAGGCGATTTCGACAACTGGGTATCTGAAACTGTTGGTGAATTGGAAAATTTTACCAAGAGCAAGTAGAACTAATACTTGCTTTATTAAAAAGACAATTCGCAGAAAATATAGATTTAGCAAAGTATCTGAATATTTGTGAACAGTTAGGCCAAGATCCTGACCCTGCAAAAATGCCCCCTGAGATGGAAGACTATCCATCAGAAGTTCAGGAGGCATTTTTAATACATTCGTGCTTACCAGATAGATGGGACGGCACAAGTGGTATGATGTTAGGTAAGGATTGGTCTCCACTGGGCGCACTATTGGATGTTTTTAAAATCGAAGATAAACGAACAGTCGTTTGGTTCTTAAAAGCTATTGACGATAGAAACTCACAATCTATTAATGAGAAACAGTCTGAAAGACAAAAGCGAGCCGATACAAGGGCGAAAATGAAGAGCTAAATGAGTAAGAAAATTGATGGCGGAACCGTTGAAATAAAGGGTAAGGCTAATTTAAAAGATATAATTAAAGAGGGAAATAAAGCAGGTAAAGCCTTAGATAATACTAAGAAATCTGCCCAATCCGCTGATAGACAACTGAAAGGAGCTGCAAGGGCTTCCTCTGGTGCATCCAAAAATTTCTCAAAAATGTCACAAGGGATCACAGGTGGTCTCGTTCCAGCATATGCTACTCTAGCAGCTAACCTATTCGCATTAGACGCAGTATTCAGATTCCTGAAGGACTCTGCTGACTTTCGTGTATTAAAAGAAGGTCAATTGGCTTTTGCTGGTGCTACTGGTATTGCTTACGAAAGTTTAGCAAGAGATTTACAAACAGCTACAAAGGGAATGATTAGTTTCCGTGAAGCTGCACAAGCAGGTGCTATTGGTAGAGCAGCAGGACTATCAGCAGGACAACTAAAAGAACTATCAGAAGCAGCCTATACAGTATCTATCGCACTTGGTCGAGATGTCACAGACTCATTTAACAGATTAATAAGAGGTGTTACCAAAGCAGAACCAGAACTATTGGATGAATTAGGTATCATACTAAGACTAGAAGAAGCAACGGTTAAATATGCGGCTGCTCTCGGTCTAAACAAAAACCAATTATCCATTTATCAAAAATCACAGGCAGTTGTAAACGAAGTACTAGATCAAGCTGAAACTAAGTTTGGTAAAATCAATGCAATCATGGATCCACAAGCAAATGCTATTGCTCAATTAGGAGTTGCATTTGAAGAAGCTATTGATAAAATGAGACCAATGATTGCTTTCTTTGCAGAAGGAATTGCAAAGTTCGGAAAAGCAAATATTGACGTTATCACTGTAGCTATTATAGGATTCGCAGGTGGTATTATAAAATCAGTACTACCAGCACAACATGAACTAGCCGAAGCACAAAGAAAATCAGCAGAATACTATTCAAATAAACTTGATGAATTACGAATCAAACAAGACCAACTAGCTGCTTCCAAAAGAGCATTAGCTAATACTCCAATCGCACAACAAAATCTAAAAACAGAATTAGACTCACAAGGTGTAATGTTTGGTGGTCAAATAGGAAAAGACATACAAGACGGTAAGGCTCTGTCAGGACAACAAATTGGTAATCTTAAATCTCAACAAAGTAGAGGAGTAGGTGTATTTGCAAATATGACAAAAGCTCAAAGCAAAGTTGTCGGAGAGGCATTAGAGGACATGAAAAAGAATGGCGGTAAAATGTCAAAAAGTGTCAAACTAAATTTAAAATCCGCAGGTGTTAGTATGCAAGCATTTGGAGCTTCTGCTTCTGCTATGTCAACGTCAGTATCAGGCGCTTTTAGTAGAATAAGTACCGCAGCTATGGGTGTGTTCAGTAAACTTATGATGTGGACTGCTATTGCATCAGTTGTATATATGTTAGTGAAAGCATTAATTAGTTTCTTTAACAAACCTAGTAAAGCACAAGAATCTTTCAATGAAAGAATGGACGAGTCTACTAGAAGTATTCAAACTTTCAACGGCGAACTAGCAAAAATGAGAGAAGTAAGAGCGCAAGGACTTATTGAAGGAGTTGCTGAAGGAGCAATGCATACTGCGGAAGCTTTTGCAAGTGCAGATTTAAAAGGTAGAATTACAGAATTTACATTGCTAAGAAAAAATGCAGACATGAACAGAGAAGCATTTGATAAATTTAGTGATGAACTAGCGTTTACTTTTAAAAGTTTAGGAGAAATAGCAGGGCCAGAAGCAGGAGAACTATTTATACAAGCATCGGAAGATATAAAAAATGGATTACAAGTAAATACAGAAGAACTCCTTAGACAAGCAGACGCAATCAAAGGATTAGGAGCTTCTTTCAAAAACCTAACAAATCTTCAAGGAGAATTTGTAAAAGCACAGAATAGAATTACACAGGCTTTACCAAAAATAGCATTTCAAGATATAGTTTTACTACTAGAACAACAAAGAATAGAATATGAGAATATAGCAGAGACATTGCCACAATACGCAGGAGATTTAGAACTAGTAACTGCTAAATTAGAACAATTCAATCAGTTAAGAGAAAGAAGCCTTTATATCTCTATGCAAGAAAACGATATAGAAAGAGTAAAACAAGTAAGTTTCTTACTAACCAGAAGAGGAAAAGCAAACTTAGCTATAAATGAAAAGAAATTAGGACTTTTAAAAGCAGAACATAATTTGCAGGTGCAAATGAATGCTATAGATAACCAGTCTGGAGGTATAAAAACTCAAGCAATGGACTATGGCAAACTTACACCCATCATAACTAAAGCATTGCAAGAAGCCGTAGCAAAGATAGAAGTGCTTGAAGCTAAAGTAAAAGCACTAGAGGAAGCATAATGCCATATATAGGAAAAGCACCTAACCAAGGCGTTAGGAATAGGTTTGTTTACCAAGCAACAGCTGGCCAGACAAGCTTTAGTGGGT